GTGTTGGCTTGTCTTACTGGTTTGACTGTGAATGTGTTGGCTGTGGTTTGATTTAAGGTTTCACCAGTGGCATTCAATATGATTGAGTTGTTGCCTTGGTTTGTATAACCAGCACCTGTTCCAATGGCCACGGCTGCTGTACCTTGCCCAGTATAACCAGCGCTGAGACCAATGGCCACTGCGAAGTTGCCTTGAGTATTGCTACCAGCACTGGCGCCAGCGGCCACTGAGTAAGCGCCTTGTGTGCTATTACCAGCAAGGTAACCAACAGCCACCGCGGCAATGCCTTGTGTGTTTTGACCAGCCTCGTTACCAATTGCTATTGCTGAGTCACTTTGCAGGTAATTGCCAGCATACAAGCCAACTGCTACTGCTGAATTTCCTTGTGTGGTTATTCCAGCATTATATCCAATGGCCACTGCCGATTGACCTTGTGTGGTTTCACCAGCACCGGTACCAATTGCCACTGCTTCTGTGCCTTGTGTGCTGGCGCCGGCACCGGGACCAATGGCCACTGAGTTGTTGCCTTGTGTGGTCACTCCAGCATTGATACCAATTGCCACTGCTTGAGTGCCTTGTGTGGTTACTCCAGCATTGTAGCCAATGGCCACTGCCGCACCGCCTTGATTATTTGAGCCAGCACCTCGCCCAAATGCCACTGCATCACCTGCGGTATCTCGAATCACTGCACCATTTGTGAGTGTGATGCGGCCAGTGCTGATGTTGCCTGCTGTGATATTGCCAGAGGAGGGTTCAACTGTGGCATAGTTTGCATACTTTATAACGCCATCATAGGTCATTATACTCATATTACCGTTGGAGGTGATATCTTGTGTGACTACAGGTGCTGGCAAACTGGTCAATTCACTGCCGTTGCCTTTAATGTAAGCACCTGTGACGTTGCCCGACGCACCGACGTTGCCTGCTGAAATGTTGCCTGAGTATGTGGGCAGGTATGTGGCCACGTTGGCGTTGGCATAGGTGCCGGCCACTGTGCTCAAGATGTTTACACCATTGGCAAAGTTGATGTTACCTGATATGGTTAGATTACCAGCGTAATCAAAGTTCCATTGCTTGGAGTAGTAGTCGCCTGTGCGTAGAGTTACATTACCACCGTTCCACGCTATGCCATTATATCCCAATCCACCGGATATTATGGTGTTACCACCCGGTATACTACAGCCCTGGGTGTGACCTGCGGTGATGTATAAATTGGTTCCTGGACCATTGCCAAATCCGCGATTGGGCTGATCAAGGTTACCTGTGATTGTTAGGTTACCAGCAGTGATATTACCAGTATGTGTGGGCAGGTATGTGGCCACGTTGGCGTTGGCATAAACCTGTGTTTGTAATGTTGTTATCGTGCCAGCTTGTGTGGCTGCATTGGAGAACAGCGTAGTAATATTTGTTGTGGCAGTGCCCAAGTTGGCATCTAGTGTGGTAACACGCCCATTGGCAAAAGTTTGGTAAGCACCAATGTTGGCATTGATAGTATTGATACCAGTTGCTTGTGTGGCTGCATTAGTGAACAATGTGGTGATGTTTGTTGTGGCAGTGCCAAGGTTGGCATCAAGGGTGGTAATTCTTGTATTGGCTGCTGTGACATTGCTGGTGATATTGCCCAACCAAGTTACCACGGTCGCACTAAAACTGGCGTTGTTGCCCAGCGCATTTCCCAATTCTATCAAGGTGTCCAGTGCACCTGGTGCACCTGCAACCAAGGTACCAATGTTGGCACTGAGTGATTGTATTGCACTATTGGCTGCTGTGATATTTGCTCGTAGGGCACTGATTGCACTATTGGCCGAGGTTACATTGGCATTGATAGTGTTAATGCCAGTGGCCTGTGCGGCTGCATTAGTGAACAATGTGGTGATGTTGGTTGTGGCAGTGCCTAGATTAGCATTGATAGTGTTAATGCTTGTGGCTTGCGTGGCTGCATTGGCAGTTAACGCAGTCACAGCTGAGTTGGCTGCAGATATATTTGCATTGATAGTGGCAATGCCAGTTGCCTGTGTGGCTGCATTGGACAACAAATATGTGATATCTGTTGTGGCAGTACCCAGGTTAGCATCAAGAGTTGTAATGCCAGTTGCTTGTGTGGCTGCATTAGTGAACAATGTGGTGATGTTGGTGGTGGCAGTGCCCAGGTTAGCATTGATAGTGTTAATGCTTGTATTGGCTGCTGTTACATTGGCCCGTACTCCAGCAACGGCAGCATTGGCTGCAGATATATTTGCATTGATAGCAGTCAGTAAACTGTAGTCAACTGCTCCTGGTGCGCCAGTATTGCCTTGTATGCCTTGTGTGCCCTGTGCGCCAGTATTGCCTTGTATGCCTTGTGTGCCCTGTGCGCCTGTGTTGCCCTGTATGCCTTGTGATCCTTGTATGCCTTGTGGACCAAATATTGGCCCCACATCATTCCATGATGTGGTAATGGTATTCCAAATATATAGATTGCCCACGCTGCTTACGATATAACCTTGGCCGGCTGATCCAGATCCGGGCAGTCCAGCCGGAGTAGCAACGTTACCAACCAAGGTCACGCTCACGCCCTGTGCGCCTGTATTTCCTTGTATACCCTGTATGCCTTGTGATCCTTGTGGCCCTGCATTGCCCTGTATGCCTTGTGATCCTTGTGGCCCTGTATTGCCCTGTGTGCCTTGGATGCCTTGTGACGCTGAGAATCCGCCCGGTGTTACACCGTCCTGGATACGTATGGTGTTGAGCCCTGTGTCAATAACAATGGAACCAACTGGTCCTGTATAGTTTGCTGCGGCTGAAGTATTACCGCGTTTGAATAGTACTTCTCTAATTTGTATATTTGCTGTGGTCATTATTAGATGACTCCTGAATCTATGATGCCATCGTTTAGCTCTAGGTCTTGTGCTATGCTCTGATAGTATGCTGGCAATACTTGTAGTGTCAGTCGCACTTCATGATTGTCATCAATATAAAGTGGTTGTAGTGCATTGGTTGTGGTATTGACCAATCTGGCAGTGAGCCAGTAATATCTCTGGTCTAGCAAATTTACCGTGTCAACTGGGATAGTAAACTGCCCAAGTCCTTGAGTCCATGTAAATGCAGACACAGCAAATACCGACACAGTCAATCCATTTTCATAGTCTTGGATGCCAATTTCTATGGTGTAGCCTGTTAGATCAACACTTTTTTGATCTTGATTTTTAGTCACGACGTGGATGGGGTTATCAATGCCCTGATAGATTTTTATAGGTCTGCTGTACACGATCCTGTTCCTTGTTGTGAAGATAGCAGGATCTATGACCTGAATTTCCAGTATATTTTTGTAAGAAAAAACTTCAATTGTTTGCATAGGATACCATCTGTATCCAGTATTTATGGACAAACAATAATACTTAGGTTAGTACAAAATGCCCTATAAATACTGCATGAAACAAGATATAGAAGTCATTCCTAGCGCATGGAAAGGACATCGTGGGTTTGCACACTGGTTGGTACAGCTGGTACAGCCCAAAATCACAGTTGAACTTGGTGTGGACTACGGGTATAGCACGTTTGTTTTGGCCGAAAACAACCCCGGGCAAGTGTACGGAATTGACACGTTTGAGGGCGATGCGCATGCTGGACAACGAGACCTAGCACAGTATCAGTCTGTTACAGACTTTAAAACCACAAATGGATTTGACAATGTGCAGCTGATCAAAGATACGTTTGACAATGTGAATGCAACCTGGACTGAGCAAATTGATATATTACATATCGACGGGCTACACACAGGAGATGCAGTTACCCACGACGTGATAAACTGGAGTAGATTTTTTCATGACAAAACTGTGGTGCTCATGCATGATGTGATGAGTTTTGATGATGTGGAACGTGTGTTCCAAAACATTCCACAATCAAAAATTAGATTTGTACACTCTGGTGGACTAGGGATCTTGTGCCAAGACAAAAGCGTTATTGAAGCTATCAAGCAGCACTGGTCTGACGATGCATTCTATGAACACGAACTACTGGACGATGCTAAACTGCCACTGATCACAAAACGCTATTCTGACGATCGTAACGTTCGTCTTAGCCAGCCTTAGCCTGGCTGTCACCTGGTGCTACTCTATAGTTGTCTTCTACTGAGTCAGGTGTGCTGACTTCTATGATTGTGCCAGATTCCTGGCAAACCAGCTGGTGTGGTTTGCAGGGTTCGTTGTGCCATACGTCACCGGGCTTGAGATGCTGTGAATGCTCTTGTGCTGTTTTGGTATCAATCCATTTGACAATAAATTCACCGTCTAGCACATACCAGGTTTCTTCTTTGAACTGATGAAAATGCATGCTGAACTTGGCACCAGTATTAAACTTCATCAGTTTGCCACAATACTTTTCGTTGGTTGCCCAAATGTTCTCATGGCCCCAACCTTTTTCCACAAAGCCTTCTAGTCTCATTTGATTTCCTCTAGGCGTGGTGCATATACACCTACATGTTGAACTGTTACCGCAGACGCCTTGATTGCGAACTTTATCGCCTCGGGCATGTGATTTGTCTGCAAAAACCTGTACACAAGAGCCGCTAAAAACGTATCGCCTGCTCCGCATACATCAGTTACATCTCCCACTGCCTCTGCAGGATAAACCCAACCATTCCATCTTGCACCATGATGTCCCTGTGTGACAATCAAATGATCATCTTGGGGATGATGGCTGGTAGCACGACTCTGCTCCAGTGCATTGATCTTTACATAGCAGCCGCCCATGCGGGCCAGGTCTGTTTTCTTTGTGTCAATAAAGATTGGCACTTTTACTTCTCGAACCAACTCTTCAATCAGTTCATAGGTCACTGTGCCTTTGTTGTAGTCCGAAATAACCACAGCATCATACACATCAGGAATGGCTGTTTCAAACACAATAGGTTTGCTTTCCACATCTTCATCTAGCCTCATGAGATGCTGTTTGCTACGCTCATCAATCAAGCGTTTTTTCTTGCTGGGTGCTCCGTGCAAGAAGTTGACTGTGCATCCTAGTGCTTCTAGATTCTTGCGCACGTTGCCAGCCATACCATCTTTGTGGATGCTGTACAAAGGCACAAACACCGGCACAGGTGCTTCGGGACTGATGCGATCTACCCGACCATAGGTGTAGATATCGTTGCAATCATCACCGATCAGTAATACGTTGAATAGTTTTGGTTGTTGAGTACTCATTGATTCTTTCGAAAAATTCAATTTGGCCACAGTGTTCTTCGCCAATTATTGGCCGATTCCTGTAGTCACTGCCTTTGACCATGATGTCTGGCTCGTGTAATATAATTATGTGTTCCAGCTCGTCGGCTGTATCAAATATTTTCACAGCATCAACTGAGCGTAGATTTTCTAGTAATAGTTTACGCTCATCTTGATTGTGTATAGGACGGTCTGCTCCTTTGAGCTGTCGCACTCTGCGATCGCTGTCGATTGCTACCAGTAGATGGTGCCCTAGGCTCTGTGCATAGTTGAGTAGTTTGATATGTCCGACATGCACAATGTCAAACGTGCCGTTGACGAATATTTTCATATGTTTGGCGGAAACGGAGAGATTCGAACTCTCGGTACATATTACTACGTACGACAGGTTAGCAACCTGCTGCCTTCGACCACTCGGCCACGTTTCCAATCTAAATTTATTATACTTAGTTTAATCAATGCTGTCAATCATTAATTAAAATGATATTTTCCAAAACTTCGTCTATTGTTAAATCATGCCAGATCCATCGAAAAAGTTCTCTAGTGGCAGCAATTTGTGATCGCCCAACACTGTGTATTTCATTAGTTGATAACACATAAGCTTCATCTGGTAATGCGCGAAAACACGATGCTACCCGTAGTTGACGTGTATCGTATTTCACAACCAATGAATCCCCCGGCGGTGTGTCAGGTGCGTGATTGTTGTTTTTAAGTTCCCAGAAAAATGTTAGATTATTTGTAGTATTAATATAGTAGTTGATTGCAGTCCTAGCCCCATCAACATGAGGAAATGCCCCACTATGTTCAATACGTGCGTAATGTATACTATCCGGTTGTTGTTTAAACTGAATTTTTTTTGAGTACTGTTCGCGAAAATAAAGTTTATCAGCAATTTCGTAAGCACGGTATTCTTCACCATATACTTCAATGACTTGGCCATTTACTATCCGACTCATATCAATTGGCGGTAAGATAAAATCAAGTTTTTTAAAATAAGTTTTCATGCAGTACCTCAGTTGCCCATCTAATAGTTATAGCTAAACGGATGTCTGACGTTTGATTAATCACACTGTGAGGTATTGAGGTATTGATTATAACCGGTTGAGTCAAGTAATATCTGTCAAATTCTACCATGCTTTCTGTAGGGTAAATGTCTAGTATTGCATCCGGGGTCACTTCTACTGGTAAATCTTGTAATTGTTTAGTAGATTTATAAAATGCAGTATACACTTCATCACAATTATATAATGGAAAATTTAATGCAAATGCCTGCTTATGCCCTAAATCAGTGTGTATTGGGAATTTGTCGGTTGGTAATGAGCTTACCAATGCAATCTGAGAAATATCGTTCCAGCTGCCAAATTTTTCTACAGTCTGTTTGCAATTTGGGATACTGTTAAAGAAGGCTTTTGGTACGGTCCAAAAACCATGCTTGTTACACAAAGTCTGGGGAAGTTTTTTATATATGAGTTTTGTTAGATCTTGATATCCCGGCACCTCAACAAAACGATAGGTAAAGACTTGATGCATTTATTTCTGGTACCCCTGGCGAGAATCGAACTCACATGAACCAATTATCTGTTGCTTACGGGATATAAATCCGCCGTTTTACCATTAAACTACAGGGGCATTGTTTGGTGCGACTGACCGGAATCGAACCGGTACACCTTGCGGCGAGAGATTTTAAGTCTCTTGTGTCTACCTATTTCACCACAGTCGCAGATTTACAAATACATTATCGTATTCGTAATCGTATGCTGTGGAATGCCTTGTAGTTCATGTAGATATAATAGCTTGAATAATTATTTATGTCAATTCAGACTGGTCAATTTCTAACCAGGTGTGATCGCCCATGTACTTGACCTGTGCTTGATACTCGTAGTCATCTGGTGCAGAGCTTGACCAATCGTTTGGGCCATGTTGTGTCAACAATGTGTGCTGTTTGCGTTGATCCCAGACCAACCAGTAAACATTGCCCATAACAGGTTGAAAAGCATATACCGCGGCATGCACTGCATCAGTTATGTCTAGTCGTCGTTTGATATCCCGTGCTTGTTTTTCTAGTACCGCTACCAGTTCCATGATGCGATCATATTCCTGCTGGGCATACATCCTGGCATGATTGATCATTAGATCTTTTTGCTTGGTAACAGGCACCATTTCAAACTTGGGACCACCTGCCTCAGTTGGGTAAGGTGTTACATTGCGATTGAAAAAGGGAATCAGCGAACCACCTACGTCTGCATCGTAACTGTCTCTACCCTTGGCAATGTTAGATCGCTTTGTCATTGTATCCTTTGGTCCGGCGCACAGGAATCGAACCCGTATTCGCAAGGTAGAAGCTTGCTGTATTATCCATTATACTAACGCCAGGTATTTGGTGGGCTGACTTGGAATTGAACCAAGACTCAACGAATTATGAGTTCGCTGCTTTACCATTAAGCTATCAGCCCTAGACTGTATTATATCTTACTTTTTGGTTAAGGTCAACCAGGTCTGCGTGGTCTGATTGGTTCTACAGTTTGGGCGGGCTGTATGGGCTGTCTAGTTTGCCTGCCTATACCAGGCGCAGGTGTAGCTGGTGATTGAGCAACTGGAGCAACAGATTGTGGTTTCTGAACTGGCGCAGGCTGAGCAACCGGAGTAGATTTTTTCACTGGAGTGGGCGCAGGAGCACCGCCAGCTGGAGCTGCCTTGGTCTTAGGATACTCTTTTTTCAACTTGGTCATCACAGACTTGGTATTTTTGTCATCAGCAAACATGTTCATGACCAATTGGTACATCTCAGGTACGGTGTCTGGGTCTGTACCTTGTTGTCTTGAAAAATCAACACAAAATTCTAAAACACTTTGTTCAAATTCGGCAGTAACTTGTGGAGTTACCTTACCAGTTGGTGCGTCAGGCAATGTTACCGCTGGTTCTTTAAAAGGAGCCAGTGTAACCTGTGTTAGAATCTGGCGAGCAGACTTTGTGGTATCGCTACTCACAATGTAAACACCAATACCTTTGTACACATGGCGCACAAGATCATTTACATCACGAAAGTAGTGTAGTTGTCCTGCTGCAAAGTTCATGATCATAATGCCATCAAATTCTGATGTAGCTTTGTAAGCCTCGTAGTTGGCTTTTATATAAGCATCACGCAGATCTGTGCCGGCGGCAAATGCACTGACTAGGTCCGAAATGCTGGCACCCGATTCACTAAACATGTAGCCAAACAGTTCTTTTCCAAAGGTCTTGCGCTGAGCGTCGCTCATGTTAGATGCTAATGTAGTTAAACCTGCTAGGCCAACACCATTGGGTGCCACAACCGATAACTTAGCCTTGATATTTCTTTCTATTATTTTTGCAACATCATCGTATTTGATCAGGCCGCCTTCACCTAATCGTCCACCACCAGAACTGACTTCTTTACCAGCTGATGCTTTAACTTCAATGATTTGATCACCAATGTTCAAGTCGCCTTTGCCATTGATTCGAATGTGTGGGCTCATAACGGCCAGCGCAAATTCGCCTGGGCCTTTAGCACTGCCAAATGTTTCACGTTTCAAGCGATTGAACACAGCTACTACAAACTTACCACCAGTTAATAGATCAGTAAAATCAACACGATTACCACTCAGCATCTTGTCAATATCAACATACCCTGTGGGGAATCCGTTGATAAAATCATGCTTTTCTTGAAAGGTACCAGGGGTGTCAATGATAATCTGGGTGATTAGGTCTACGTAACCTTTGGTATCTGTGTCACGCTCTAGGGTGCCAGCAATACGATCTGTTAGACCACTCTGATTAAGCACTGTGTAGATCTTGTCTAACAGCTCTTCGTCCTGAGTTTTTTTAACCTGGTCAATGATATCTTTACGCAGGCTGTTAACATCAGCTTCAAATAGTTTGTTTGTTATAGAGATTAAATCACGCATAGTAGTGTATTTAGTCTTGGATAAAATGAAAGTCCTTGTCCAGCCATGCATACATGATGTCTTCTTGACGCAGATACCCGTACTTGTTTAGACTGTTTTTCATGCTGTCGTTTAACAGATTTTTAGCAGCCAGATCGTTCCAGCTGGTATCTGCAGGGTCCATTGGTTCATGATCTGTTTTGTACACTGCTATATGCAACCACGGATCTGCTGCTTCTTTGAGAAAGTATGCATCTCTGCAGTCAAAGCCGTTCACAGCCAGCATGTACACCATGCTTAAAAAATTATGGTTAAAATACGCATAGTTGTGATTGCGCACAACCAAGCGATTGTTTACATAACCGGATTGATAGGGAATACCAATATAGAGCATGCCATTGGTAACCATTTGCTCGTTCCAGAGCTTGAGCGTGTTCAGTGGATTGGTAGCATACTGGAAACTGTTATGGCACCAGATCATATCCACTGGACGACTCAACACTCGGCGTTCAAAGTTGCCTTCAATTATGTTCACAGAGTCTGGTAGCATTTCTTTGTTGATCTGCCGGACGTTTTTATCCACTGCATAGCAACGATAGTTTCGTGGTCGAATAGTTTCTGTGATATTACCTTGCTCATCTTCAACGATCTCAATATACTCATTGCGAGCCCACCAGTTGATGTCTAGACCTTCGCCACAGCCCATGTCAGCCACGCTGGTTAAGCTGTCCATGAAGTCGTCGTAGTTGGATACCAGCTCTAGTACTTTTAGACTATGCTGGTGACTCTGATGTGCGTTGTTAAAGCGATCCATGTGTTAGTATCTCTATGATTACTTGTTCTTTTAGTTCTTTTAGCTTTGGCTCAAGTTGGTAGTATGCTTCTGCTATTTCTGCATCACTGCCCCAGGAACGTTGTGTGTTCAAGTGGTGTGCCCACTTAGCACAAGAATCTTTAAGTAACTGTATGTCAACTGTGTTCTGGCGAGGACGAGCCTTCCAGCAAAGATCAAACTCTGTTAATAGTTCATCTGCTCTGTCTTGCCAATTGGTCATACTGTTACATCTTCCATTCCTGCTGTGCGAAGTCTTACCACATGTCCTAGCATGAAGTTCTTGCTTTCAAGACCTTTCATTACACCTAGCCATTTGTTGCGTAGCAGAGCCACTTCATTGATGATGGTTTCAAAGTCAATCACTTCGTCTTCTCCGTCCACGTACTTTTCAGCATCTCTACTGGTCAGCGCACGGGCATAGCTTTCTAGGTATTTTTGGAAATGTTTTCTTCGAATCTTCCGCAGTTGTATATTTAAGAAATTTAATACCGCTTCAATTTCTTGTAGTTGGTTGAAACGATGTTCAGTGATACCAGGCAGATTAGCCAGGCCTTTTTCCACAAGCCCGGCTATCCTTACATCATTTTTTGCACTGCCTAACTCACCTTCGTAATAGTTAATAAACCCTGGAATTTCCCCAAGGTTCCCAACTATTTTGTTATACCACATCAGTCGTCACCGTAGTCGTAGTCAATTTCTTCCTCATCTGGATCCTCGGCATCGAGATCCAGATATTCTTCACTGGCTCTTTTAAGGTATGAATCTGCGCCAGCAATCTGTTTGAGATCTTCTTCACTTACGCCACTGTCGTTTAGTATACTAAACACATGATCAGCGGCAGCTTGACGATCTTTGCTAGGCACATATTCTTTCATGATGGTATATGCGTCAATCAATGCATCAATTTCAATACTCATTCTACTGTTTCCTCTACAAGTTCAGCAGTGACTTTGTGTGGATTAGCTTCAAAGTCTGCCATCACTTTATCCAGTGATCCGTCGTCGTTGCGTTCCCAGGCCTTACGGAACTGTTTGATAACTGTACCGTCTGCTAGGGTGTATTTAAGACTATTGCCTTCCTTCTGCAATAATCCTTTAGATTCCATCATGTCTGTTAGGCCCGAGTACGGGCTCATGCCAGATTCGTATGGAATCTTAACTTGTACTGATTCAAACGGTTTGGCATAGCGAGTTTTCATGACCTTGCAAGCGGCACGAATACCTTTTACTTCTGAAATCTTGTTGCCGTCTTCATCTTCTTTGAGCTTGAGTTTACGCATGGCAACAACAATACTACTCGCATATATAAAGCCTTGTCCACCTGAGATCTTGTCGTCAGGATCAAACATGTCCTGGCTTGCATAGGTGTGTGCTGTACATACCAGGCCTAGATTCAAGTTACCAAACATGTTCACACAGTTACGAACCAATGCAGCCAGTGCTTTGGGTTTACGACCCATGTCACCTTTCATGTCACCTGCTTCAAACTGGTTAACGTCTGTTGGCGTCAGCAACATACCCAATGAGTCAACCACAAACAATACCTTAGGACGGTCTGCCTCTGACATGGTTTTGTATTCCTTGACAAATTCGCTAATCATCTTGGCCACATCATCAATCATGGCCATGTTAAGTTTCAACAACTTGTCTTCTGCTGTGTCTACACCAAGTGCGTGTAACCATTTCTCATCAAGAGCGTTTTCGCTATCAATAAGGATTGGGTAGATACCTTGCTGTTGTGCATGACGAATCAAGTTACCTGAACAGATAAATGATTTGCCTGCACCCGATTCACCTGCAAACACAGTGACCTTGCCCATTGGAATACCTTTATTAAAGTTTCCAGAGATAAGATAGTTTAGTGTATAGTTGCCTGTAGATATCCAGGTATCTGGATCGTTAAAGCCCACGGAAATACCGTCAATGCTTTTTGTAATGCTTTTCCTGAACTTGCTCAGGTCAAATGGTTTTGCCATAGTTGATTCCTCTTGTCATTAGTATAGTTGATAATCTGGGCATACACAACGGTGTAGAGGCCCAAATTGTGTTTAAGACTTCTGACGATTACGAATCATTGCCAAAATGTCTTCTGCACGTTGGCTAGATGCGGCTGGTTTTGCAACAGGCTCTTCTGCTTCTGGTACTTCAACAGGTGCGGGCTTGGCAACAGGTGCTGCCTTGGCAGGAACATCGTCCTCAGCATCATGTGCTGCCGGTGCGCTTGCTGACGATGCATTATTGTTCTGTAAGCCCGGTGGCTTGTAGTAAGCACCCCAACGTTCTGGATCATATGCTTGACCGTCAACGCTGGCTTCAAACATTTCTTTGATAACTTTAAGCTCAACATCAGTTGGCTTTTTAGGCAAGAAGTCTGTCAGGTTAAACAAGCCATGTGTATCAATTGCGGATTGTTCATTTGCTATAAGTGCAGATTCTTTACGAGCCCAGCTAGAAGTGCTGTAGTCAGCATAACCACCTTTGGAAGTTTTCTTGATAGTGAAATCAAGACCTCCGGTGTAGTCTGTTGGCATATTTTCCATCTCTGGATCCATTAACGCATTCTTAATCAAGTTAAAAATTTGTGGACTGATCACAAAACGACGGATTGGATTCTCTGGAGTCTTGTCATCGCCAATTGGGTTCTCACGAACAAAACCCTGGAACAGGTAAGACTTCTTCTTCCAGTACTTACGGCCCATTTCTTCTAGTGCCGCATCTTTAAACCAAGTACGTACTTCAGCAAGTACAGGACATGCTTCGCCATACATTTCCACGCATGGAACTTGTACAACAATAGGTTTGCTGTCTGCTTGACCTTTGATGCCTGCAAAAGGCAATCGGATCATGAGTCGTTCGACCCAGAAGAAAGAATTTTTGGAGTTGCCGTCTGGAAGGAAACGGACTTTTGCGCTTGTACCTTCGGCTATGTTCCAATGCGCATAAATTGCATTGTCGCCTCCAGTTTGATTACCGCCTTGACGGCTCTCGGCTGCTTGTAGTTTTGCACGGATTTCGGCTAATGTAGTTGCCATGATGTTTTCTCCTTAATGAAAGTTTTAAATGTGCCATGATAGTTTGTTTGCGCACACCTTGTAGTATACGCACTTTTATTTAGTCTTGCAAGAGGCTTTTGATCTTATTTTATCAAAAACGATTGAATGCCCGAAAGTCGTTTGATTATTGCCAATTCTTCACTGACCACGGGTTGACCCGTTCCGGGTGCCGCAGTTGGTTCTGGAGGTGGTGGTGCTGCTGCCGGAGTTTGAGCTGGTATGGCCTGATCCATTTCTGCAGCATCGCTCAATCCAAGTTTATCATACAGTCCGGGCATCTCTTGCTTCATGAAATGTTTTACCACATCACGGGCATCTGCTCTAGGACCTTCGTTGTCGGCCAAGTCGCCTAGACGATCAAACAGTTCGTCGTCACCAATAAGATTATACAGGGCACTGGTAGCGTTTTCAGCATCAGTGCCCACTTCCATTGGATTTGCCATGAGTGTTTTTAGTTGTTCTAGATCTTCTGGAGTTTCTGGTAATGCCCATGTACCTTCCATGATCTCGGAGCCTGAGTCAAAGTCAATATAATTAATTTCGTTTTCGCCGATTCGTAATCCTTCTTTGAGATTGCGTAGGTCGCGTAGATAGTGTGTGGCTAACTTAACTGCCAGTGCTTGATTTTCTTTTAGAGTTTGGTCACTGTCTTCTGTTACATTGTTGTAATTGGTTGCCCAGTGTTTGGCAAACTCTGAAATTTCAGGATTTGCTAATGCACGTTGAGCAATGTCTTCTAACACTTTTACTACCAGGTCTGTTGGATGTAAAAATGTTAATGCCTTGATATATTCATCCATGCCTTCGTTGGCTAACAATTTTAAAGGCAAACGGTTTTCTACGACGGAACGCACTGTGTCAATTTGTTTTTGTTTTGCTTGCTCATGTAGCTGATATGCTTTGTGTACCAGTGGGAGTGCTGCCGTCATGCGATCATCAAATATTTTTTTGACGAATTTTTCTTTCATGCTGTTAACATCTACTTCGTCTAGTTGTTGTGCCTGTGGTTCAAAACTTTCAACAAATGATCGATATGCTTTTGCACCTTTGAGGTGATTCAGTTGTCGGTGCATGCCATGATAATAACTTGTTGCTGCCTCTACCATACCATTGGCAGTGCTGTCTTCAAATGTGCGATTACGCATTCCGCGAACAAAGCGACTTAGTTCAGTCATTTCCTGGACCATGACATTCAGGTGTTGGCCTACATCATCGTAAGGCACTCCACCTTCTGCGATATGGCGAGCCATTGCTCTTGCGCCAGCCAACTTGTTATGTTGCATCTTGAAACGTTCGCCTTGGTCGTTTTCTACATAGATTGCATTGATATGTCTGGCTCGGCTTCCACGAACTTCTGTGTTCACGCTTTCGGTGTGTACGATCCTGATACGTGCGGCACCAACATTTTCAAAGCTGGTCATTGGAGTTCCGTACATGCGGCTTTCTGTAACTTTGACATCTTGGGTGCCTAGGGTGCTGTCTGCTTTGCTCACTTGTTTTAGATCCTTAATATGTAGATTACTTCGACTGATGTCTCGAGTGTCGAATGTCAATAGATTACGTCTGGCAAAATAGCGTAGTTCGTGTAAGAACTCATACCATTCTTTGCGCTGTACATCATCTAGCTTTTCGCTGATGTTTCTGCTGAAATAGATTTTTAGGCTGTTTTCGTCGATCAGGCTGAGTGTGATATTACCAAAGTTTTCGCCGTCCTTGCTAACATAGTCAAAATTGAAGAATCGTGCTTCTTCTGGATTTGGAGTTGCTTTAGCAGTTTCGTTGCCTAAGTTAACATTCTCAAATCTACTACGGACTTTTTCAAATAAATCTTCGGCAATTTTTTCTATTTCGCGTGACATTGTATTGGTTTCCTAATGCTGTATTTAGCCTATTACCAACCAGATCCTGTTGACATCACAAACGGCATGGGCTCTACATAGTCAGTGAGCGCATCACGCAGTTCGTTATCCAGCTGACTATCAAACTCTTTGAGCAGTTGCACCATGCGTACTACCAGTAGCGTGGCCATGACTAGATCGTCAGTTTCGCCCAGTTTTGCCGCATAACTTACTCCATGGGCAACAAAGGTTTTAAGCTCGCTGATTAGATTTGAGCTTGCAATAGTCATTTTTTTAGTTTCAACCAGGCTCTTGAATTTAGAACAAACTGCCAGCTTGGTTTTGTTTGTGGTTGTAAATCCCTTGCGGTGGCTTCTGCTACTGCCTATTCTTGCGGGCTCACTAAGGAATATGCCCGGTATGTTTTCTTCACCAACTTCGCTGATAGCAACCAGTGCGGCTTCGCCCAGGGTATTGTTTTCCACGGAGTAGTAAACGCTGGTATTATCTGTAGCACTTACTAGATAGCTGGTAATTTCTTTGAGTATGGCCACTTGCCGTTGCACAGGTGTTTTATTATGCTGCCACTCAGCTACCTGTTTTAATCCCGGCAATTCAAATACTTGTATTGCACTTGGGTCGCCACCTGTGCCCAGGCTAGGATCTAGCCCAACAACATAGGTACAGCCACGTTGTGGCTTTTTGTACCAGCGTACCTGTCCTTGTTTTTCAATTGGTTCAATACCACCCATTTCAAACAGTACAACAGCATTGATCAAGGTCTCATCAAAGATCAAGAACTCGCATTCCATTTCACGTCGGAAACGCTCTTCCCCTAGTTGCGATTTCATTTCGCCTGCCCACTTCTCATCACGGTCTGGATGTTCTCTCCAGTTACTACGGAATCCTTTGAATCCGTTTGCGCCTAGTTCTGTTTCATTTCCAAACTCGTCCACGCACTTGTTAGCACCTTTCCAGATCAGCGCAAACTGGTCTTCGTCTGAGTTTGGTGTGCTGGTGATAATACACTTACCACCTGTTGCCAGTGTAGGTGTAATGGATGTCCAGAAGTCCTTGGCAATAGTTGGTCGCACAAATGCAAACTCGTCACAGTAGAGAAGTGAAATACTCATACCACGACCTGTATTTTCTGTAGTTGTTTGCGCCACAATACGTGATCCGTTTTCAAAATCAATTGAGCCTTTGTTATAGGAGGTGACACCTGCTCGTATAAAATCAGGACAGTTTTCATAAGCATATCGCACACGTTGCATGATCTCCTGTGCGCCTAGATACTTGTGTGCCGCTACTAAAATTGTAGAATCCGGTACGAACATTGCGTACCATAATAAATACCCTGCCGCACTGGTTGATTTCCCCGTTTGTCTAGGCATCAGGCTGATAGAGAATCTATAATTGTGGTAGGTGTCAATCAATCTTTCTTGGTACTCAAACGGATGATACTGTATGCTACCCTTGGTAGGATGCTGTATATGGAAGTAGTTGTCCATGAAATACATCGGACCCGTTACTGGATCTGCACATTTTGCTAACTCGCGTATTTGTAGCTCAGTGTAGCTTTCAATTTGGTGAGCCTTTTTAACAATTACGTTTTCTAAACTTTTTGACATATAAGTATTTAACATGAATTGCCTACTCTTAAATTCTAATTTTGAGCCAATCAGCATTCTACCGCTGAGTATTATCAATTGGCAACACGCCATCAAGCTGATGTTCTTGGACCGTATCACGGTGTTGGAAACCTACGACAATCATGTTGCTCGTAGTGCTAACTTGACAATTCATTATCCTGCTGTTGCTGTAACCAAGAACTACTTCAACAACAAACGTGGTGTACGCTTCAGTCGTGCTCACTTGTACCTGCGTGACCTGTATCAATGCCAGTACTGCGGTGATACATTCCCTGGAGGCGAACTGACCATTGACCACATGATTCCACGTGCAAATGGTGGTAAAACCACGTGGGAAAATAGCGTAGCTGCCTGTAAACCGTGTAATCATAAAAAAGGTACAAAGCTATGGAAGCCTATGCGCATGCCCTACAAGCCAGACTACTACAACCTAGTGGCCAAATGGAAACATCGTCCTGTGCATATAGAGCACCCAAGCTGGTATCAGTATCTAGGTATTGATGAAAAACAAATTGCCACTGGCTAGACTGGTTTTTCGCCTGTTAGATAAGGAAGGCTAAACCATAAACGAAACCACTCAGGTGTACCTGGTTCTATGTTATGTTGTTTTTCTAGCTGTTGTTTTTCAGTGCCAGTTACGCTGATGTTTATTCCAGTGTACTGCGACCAGTCTGGTTTTTGATCTACTCCGCTGAGTCGACGTAGCTCATTGATTGGATCTGTCATTTGCCAAACCATAGAGCAAACCACGCAGGAGTGCCTGGTTTGATGCCTTGCTCGCGCATCATCCGGGCTTTATCATTTTGTGGATTGTCTTTTTGCCAGGCCTGCAGTTGTGAAAAATCACGCTTGGGTGCTTCATGTCCTTGCGCGATCTGAAAGATAGGATCGTTTGGATCTAGCACAGCATCTTCATGTCCTGTGGTGTTTTCTGCTAGGCCAAAATCTGACCTAGTGAATACACGTTGTCTCATACCGGGCTATAGGGATTACGAAAACGATCATAGCCGTCGTCCTCAGGATACACTGGATAATCGTTTGGGTTCATTATTCGGAAACGCCTTTGCACTTGGCACGTTTGGCATTGGTCAATGCACCGTAGTCCACAGGCCAAATTTGTCCGCCTGGTACTTCCTTGGCTGTGGCTGGAAATGCAAACGCCACACCTGATGCTTTTTCAACAGCATCTAAACTAACACGCATTGCAACTAGATTGTTACCTTGTCCGCCTTCGTGCTTGAAAGCAAACGCCATTACTTCACCTGTCACAGTGTCTGTCACAATTTTGTAGAACATACGAGGTACTACAACGCCATTGGCGCCAATGGTCTTGTCACCATCGCCATATATAGCTCCAACGTATACCACAAGAGTGTGTCCACGTTGCACTGCCCACCCACGGGTTGCAGTTTCCAACAACTTCCAGATGCCACGATTTAGACCGGGCAGTTGTGGATACATGTTTGTCAGCAAAAAACTTTCCTTCTCCGCACGATCATTAAAGCTCATGTCACCATTGGGTGCCACGTGTCCAATATCGTAGCCTGACTTGGCATAGTCGCTGAGTTCAGCGCGAGATCTTTTGGGAATACTTTGGTCTGCCGCAAAGCTGTTTGAACGTGGTACACAACCTAGTGCGTTCTGTGGGGTGAGTGTGTAGCTGACCCAGACTGGTATTTTGGCCTGTGTGTCGTTTAGTGTGACATAGGCATGGCGGCAGATGCCAACACCAGTCTTTTTAGTTTGTGGAAAACCATATGGTGCATGTACTGAACAACTGGCCATTGCCTGCGGTGGCCATTGTTCCCAGGCTTGTGCTGTGGTTGCAAATAGTGTGATTGCCAGTATCGATAATAACTTCTTCATTGAATTCTTTCAGGTTAAATGTTACCAGCTACGACACGACCAGTAACGGGCCTTATGGCGAGGTCCTGGATTAGCGCAGTTGTGGCGAGCACGAAAGCTCTTACGGCGTTTAGGATTTGATTTTTTAATACGCATGGTCTTATCACCAAAGTTAACCTTAACAATGTTGCCGTTGGGTTTGCGTACATAAACTTTAGATTTTTTTACATCACCTGCCATTTTCTTACCCAATGGCACTTCACGGCCGTGATACTTAGCCTCGTTAATTTTTTCTTCGTCCTCTTCATGGTCAATGTCTTTTCTGAACCATTCACGAGGGTCATGCTTTCTATGATAAGGAGCAAATGCATTTCCGTGTATGGGACTTAGTACCCCTTCGTCTCCATTGATCGGGCTGGTACTATCATTGGACGCATACATGTTTGAATTTTCAAACATATAACCAGCTTTGGTCATGATTTCTTCAGCATGCTCATCTAGGTCAATGATAATGCTACCGTCCGCTTGAATCTCTGTGACTACTGTTTCTATCAGTGTATCGGTGTCTATTTCAATGTCAAAATAGTCGCCTGGCACAGGGTTGTCTGCGCTATACTCTGCTTCGGCTAGGTAGTCTCTGAGAGATTTCATATCAGTTCCTTACTTTGATACTATCGTAAAGTCTTGCTAATTTACCTTCCAGGCGAACAGCATCTTCAGTTGCCATTGGATTGTCACCTGCTTTAGGCATGCCAGCATACTGTTTCTTTTTACGATTCAGATCTTGTCCTTGATTCATGAGTGCATCGTTACTAACATACTGCTCGTTTGGCTCATTGGCATATTCTTCTTCCACTGGCTGTTCCATATCTTGTCCAATTGGACGAATTATCACAGCTTTGTGATGTTCTGGTTCTACTTCATGTGAATGACCGCCAGCCATGCCTGCCATTTTTAGCATCTGTGCCAACTGCTCTGCGGCTGCTCCATCAGCGGTAACACTTAGAGTTTTGCGACCAGTCTTGGTATCCATACTCGAATTGATACTCATTCCTGACTCTGCTTCAGGTGCCATGCTACCCATTGGGCTCATGCTACCTGGCATGCCACATTCCTCAAGATCTTTTTTGTTACCAAAAGGATTCTTTTTCTTGAACGACGGGTAGCCAGATGTCTGTGTGTAAGCATTAGAGGCCGCTGGCTTTTTCTTGTCGTCCGTGGCTTTTTTCATTGATTCTTCTTTGTCGCCATCTTTGTCCATGTCCAAGAAGTCAGGTTTCTCGCCTTTGCTTTCATACATGCTACTGCTCCAGCATTCTGCAAAGCCATGCTTGGCACACATCTCGCCTTCGGCAGTCATGTTGCATGATGCTTCACCTAGTTTCTGTTGTCCAAGTCCTGCTAATCTAGCAAGCTCATCTAGTTCACGTGTTTCGGAGCCACCGGTTAGGAAGCCTTTCATACCGTGACCAATGTCTTTGATATCATTTTTCATTGTGCTCATGAAACTTTGTTTGTCTGTGGAGCAACTGTTAGTAGGCCATACATCCATATCACCATCGCCAACATGCACAAAGCACTTGTTGCCTTCAATACGATCAATCTCTCCACGCTCTCCACGATAGTAAACAACCTGCCCGGGATGTAATGCACCAGACTCTTCAATTCCATTGGAATTGTCTTTTCTATTCAGATAGCCGGCGCCGCCCATTTCATCAAAGAAACGATCACCGATCCACTCGTACGGATCTCCATCACGTGCTTTCTTCACACCATACGGCATGTCATCAAAGTAATAGTCGTAGAGCGCATGATACAGATCATCGTCTAGCTCACCTGTTTCCATAAACTCACGCACTTCTTTACCATAGCGATGTTCAATTGCTTGCAGTGTGTTTTCTAGTAGAATGCTCTCAGATACCATGCCCATGAACTTCTGCGGTTGCGCAACAGATTTTGTTGTTGTCAGCATAGCATCCATCTCAGCCAATGTATCTTCAACAAAGGTATCTAGCTTGACACTTTCGCTAACACGACCACCTTTGTGCTTGTATGCCTTGGCTGTCACACGCTCTGGACCTGTGTTTTTCTTAGGACGTCCTTTTTTCTTAGGACCGTCACTGGCTTTGGTTTCACCGTCATCGCCAGCATCAGCAAATGTATCTGCCTTGCGTGTGTAACGTGTGCCAGTGGATGTTGTTTGTTTGTCAAACTTACCTGTGCCTTGTTCGGCGCGGTCTTTAACAGACTTCATCATGTCGTCCCAGCCTTCTTGAAGATCAGGACTTGAGTCTTGGCTCCATTGATTACCAGCTGGTCTTGCACCGGTGTTATCACCTGACATACTCGATGATACTTTTAATCGCTGTGGATTTTTTCTAGCAAATGCCATCAATTTTGCAGTAACATTTGGATTAGTACTCCATACAACATCATTGTCTGGATCAACTTCAGTACCATCCATTGGTGATATTTGATCAATCAATGATGTGTCTAGTATAACAAATGCTTGTTTTGCTACGCCTTCTGTTACTGCTTCACTGTCTTTGCTCTGCATGTAGTCACGTGCAGTGTCTAGATAGTCAACTGCTTTAGTAATCTTGGCTTGTACCCACTCTGGCAGATTCTCATCTGCATCAAGAATACTGCGTAGTTCTTGTGCGGCGTCTTGTGCTGTTTCAAGATCTTGGTCAGCCATCTCGCCTTCGCGATCATATTCGCCACGATTAGCTGGATCATGACTATCTTCTTTCACAGGATATTCTTTGCCATCTACACTAAAGCTGTCTTTGTGCTGTGCTTTGGCTTTGGCCAATTCGCCCGAAAATTCGTTGCCTTCTTTTTCTTTGGTTTTGCCGGCACGTAGTGCGGCCAGGTCGTTGGCATCAATCTTGCCTGGTGGTGGACGTAGTCCTGCAATTTTCTTTTGCTTGGGACTCAGCATGTCTTCATCTACATCAGCAACTGTCTTTTGGAATGATGCTTTGCGAGGGCCACCATTCCAAAAGACAGTTGCTGGGGCCACTGGGCATCGCAAGTCTGTCGGCCGCAGTCATTTTGATTGGTGCGTTTCTTTGTGGTGAAGCGGTGCGCGAAGGAGCTGAATCAGGGTCACTGATTCCCTGGTCACCAATTTTGTGTCCTGCATAAGCACCAGCAATACCACCAGCCACTGTGCCCAGTCCTGGTACCACACTGCCTAGTCCTGCGCCAGCAATACCACCAGCCAGGGCGCCTTTCCAACCTTCTTCAACTTCTGTGTTATCATACTTGTCATATTTTTTTCTAATAGGATCAAGATCTTTGCCGGCTTTGCCTGC